CAACAAAAAAAATTACAACCTAAATGGTATAATAATAAAGCAATTTGGTTTGGAGCTGGTATTCTTACAACAGTATTAACTGGAAAACTTATTGTGGAGGTAATTCAATAATGTCACAACCTAGCATAAAACAGATAATACATCAACAGTACCAAATGTGTGCTGCTGATCCTGTATTTTTTATGCGGCAATATTGTTATATACAACATCCTAAACGAGGAAAAATTAAATTTAACTTGTATGAATTCCAAGAAGATTCATTAACAAATCTCAGAGATAATAGATATAGTGTTATTCTTAAATCTAGACAGTTAGGTATATCAACTCTTTCTGCCGGATTTGCATTATGGAGTATGTTGTTTCAAGAAGACTTTAACGTTCTAGTTATTGCGACAACACAAGAAGTAGCAAAAAATCTTGTAACAAAAGTTAGAGTAATGCATGACAACTTACCTAGCTGGTTAAAAGGAACAATTGAAGCTGATAACAAATTATCATTAAAATTTAAAAATGGATCACAAATAAAAGCAGTTTCGTCTGCAACAACTGGTGCACGTTCAGAAGCACTATCATTATTAATAATTGATGAAGCTGCGTTTATTCGAAACATTGAAGAAATATGGATAGCATCTCAAGCAACACTATCAACTGGTGGGGGCGCCATTGTGTTATCTACTCCAAATGGTATAGGTAATTGGTTTCATAAAACATGGGTCGACAGTGAAATTAATCCACAAACAGAGTGGAAAAATATAAAATTACATTGGACCGTACATCCAGACCGAGATCAGGAATGGCGAGACAAGCAAACACACCTATTAGGCGAACGTGGAGCAGCACAGGAGTGTGATTGTGATTTTGTAAGTTCAGGACACACTGTGATTGATGGTAATATTCTAGCCGAATATGAAGCAGCATGTACTAATCCTATAGAAAAAAGAGGCTACGATGCAGGATATTGGGTATGGGATTATCCTGATTATTCAAAAAATTATATGGTTGTAGCTGACGTTGCCCGTGGTGATGGTGCAGACTGGTCTACATTTCATGTAATTGAAGTAGAAACAATTACGCAAGTAGCTGAATATAAAGGTAAAATACCACCAAAAGATTTTGGTAACATGTTAGTTACTGTTGCAACCGAATGGAATAATGCGTTACTTGCAATTGAAAATGCAAATATAGGTTGGGCTGCAATTCAGCCGGCATTAGATAGAAATTACGAAAATTTATTTTATACATATAAAGATGATGGTTATGTCGATGTCGATGTCCAATTACAAAAAGGATATGATATGAAAGACAAATCAAAAATGGTACCTGGAGTATCTACTACTACAAGAACACGTCCATTAATGATATCAGCATTAGAAATGTATATGCGCGAAAGAACACCCGTAATACGTAGTAAACGACTCATACAAGAGCTATTTGTCTTTCAGTGGTTAAATGGAAAAGCTCAATCACAAACTGGGTATAATGATGATTTAACTATGGCATTTTGTATTGGGCTATGGTTACGTGACACATCATTAAAATTACGACAGCACGGAATCGATTTAAATAAGCGCGCACTATCACAGTTTCAAAAAACAGACAGTGTTATATATACTGGTAAAAATAAACCAAATGACTCTGGGTGGGATTGGAATAATGGTAAATCTGACGAAGGATTGACTTGGTTATTGTAAAAATTGCTTGGATCTTTAAGTACTTATATTTATAATAAAAGAAAATACCCATATGGCTTCTTTAAGAAAACGATTAAAAAATCTATTTAGAACAAATATTATTGTGCGATCGGACGATAATGGTAAATTACGAGTACTCGACGCTAATAGACTACAATCCGACGGAAATTTAGCAAAAACCAAAATATCTGACAGATATACAAGATTACACGGATCAAATCGGCATAAAATAGGCGGGTTGAATGGTGGGTATGATTCTAATTATTATATGCATCAAAATCGTATGCAATTATATACTGATTATGAAATGATGGATAAAGATCCAATTCTCCATTCTGCATTAGATATATATTCAGATGAATCTACATTAGAAGATCAATTTGGTGACATATTAACTATCAAAACTAACGACACTAAAATACAAAAAATACTTTATAATTTATTTTATGATGTATTGAATATTGATTTCAATATGTGGTCTTGGATTCGAAACGTAACAAAATACGGCGATTTCTTTTTAAAACTAGATATTGCTGATGAACTTGGTGTTATTAATGCCAGACCACTTTCTAGTTATGAAATTGAGAGATTTGAAGAATATGATACTGAAACTGGCGAATATGATATAAAATTTAAACACTTATCAACGCATGAACAATGGTATGATAATTTTGAAATTGCACATTTCCGTTTATTATCTGATTCAAACTTCTTACCATATGGTCGTTCAATGCTCGAGGGAGCTAGACAGGAATTTCAAAAATTAACAATGTTAGAAGATGCAATGCTTATTCACAGAATAATGCGAGCACCAGAAAAACGTATTTTTAAAGTTGATATTGGAAATATACCACCTAATGAAGTAGACACGTTTATGCAAACAATCATCGATAAGATGAAAAAAATACCGCATGTAGATCAGAATACTGGAAATTATAATCTTAAGTTTAATCTTAATAATATGCTTGAAGATTACTTCTTACCGGTACGGGGAGGACAGTCAGCAACTCAAATAGACACATTGCCAGGTATGACATGGACCGGTACCGAAGATATCGAATATGTGAAAAACAAAATGATGGCTGCTCTTAAAATACCTAAACCATTCTTAGGTTATGGTGAGGGAGTAGAAGGAAAAACTACATTAGCATCCATGGATATTCGTTTTGCTAGAACCATCGAACGCGTTCAAAAAATTATAACATCTGAACTTTACAAAATTGCAATCGTTCATTTAGCATCACAGGGATATGAAGGAGAAGACTTAATCAATTTTGATTTGGCATTAACATCACCATCTATTATATACGATCAACAAAAAGTTGCATTAATGAATGAAAAAATTCAACTTGCTACTACAATGAAAGATAGTAAACTTGTATCGGATAAATATATATATGAATTTATATTTAATATGTCTGAGGAACAATGGCTACAACAAAGAACAGATGTTATTGAAGATTTAAAATTACGATTCAGACAAAACCAAATTGAACAAGAAGGAAATGATCCAACTATAACTGGCGCGTCATATGGTACTCCGCATGATATGGCATCAATGCATATGAGCTCAAATGACGTAGAAGTAAAAGATAAAGGCGGCCGACCAAAAGAAGGTATTAAATCAGGCCAACACGCTAATGAATTTGGGTGGGATCCAACTGGTAGAAAAACATTAGATCAAGCATTTAATCTACAAAACCAAAAAACAACATTTCAGCCAGATACACGACAAAGAAAATTATCAATAACAGCCGAACAAAAAACCGTGTTAAAACATTTTAAAAATCAAAATCGACAAAAAATTATAACAGAAACATTAAATCAAGAACCAAAAGACATAGATTCTGGAACAATGTTAGATGAAAACAATATTTTATAAATTTGTCTATATTTATTAATAAATAAAACTACTGGTACCAGTATGAAAAAATTAAAACATTCTAAATATAAAAACACCGGAATCTTGTTCGAGATGCTTGTAAGGAAACTCACATCAGAAACAATGTCGTCTGATAAAACAGTAACTATAGATATTATTAAAAAATATTTTGGTAAAAATACAGAATTATCAAAAGAACTTAATTTATATAATTCATTAATTAAAGAGCAACATAAATCTGAAGCGCGAGCGTTGGAATTTATGAGAACTATTAGAGAATCATATAGTCGACTCAATCAAGGAGTATTAAACAGACAACGATACAATCTTGTTAAGGAAATTTCTGAAAATTTTATATTTGATCATGTTTCTAAAATACATATTAATAATTACAAAGCATTAGCTTCAATATACATGTTATTTGAATATAAAGATTTAGATAATCCTAAAAAATTAATGGAATATAAAAACGTTGTATTGGAACACATTTTACTAGAACGTAAACCAAAAACACCAAAAAATATTGTAATTGAAGAATTTTCTAAACAAGAAAAAGATATTAGATTATTAACATACAAGTTAATGATTGATAAATTTAACGAAAAGTATGTAGGATTATCAGAATCACAAAAACAATTGTTAAATAAATATATTACTAACGTTAACGATACTGAGGCATTAAAAGAATATATTGCCAAAGTAATACCTGTACTGAAAACTAGACTAGCAGAACAGTCTAAACACATAACAGACAAAGTAACCCAAATTAAGGTCATTAGACTCTCAGAGATGCTTTGTAACGTCGAAACTATGAAACGTTTAAATGAGTCTCATATCGTATCATTA